AGATTTCATGAATCCTATTTGTTTTCTATTAATATTGTGACTCTTTAAATTCTTCGGATAATCGAAATATTGCTCCTAATTATTTTTTTCAATATGGATTGAATATGGAATAGTTTTCACTATCTTTGCAGGGTAACCAGGAGCTTGATGGCAATAAATATTGTCATCGGGCTCTTTTTTTATTGTCATATCGTGGCAATGGATTTAAGTAATTCTGCAACAATGACGCAAGTAAATAGACATATCTTTGAAGTAGTATTATAATCAGATAAACAATAGACAGAATGGAATTAAACGACTGGTTGGCTATAATCGGGGCTTTCGGGGGATTGGAGGCTGTCCGCTGGGGTGTCACGTTTTGGGTGAACCGCAAGACGAACGCACGGAAAGAGGATGCATCCGCCGATTCGATGGAGGATGAGAACGAGCGTAAGCAGGTTGACTGGCTGGAAGAACGCATCGCCCAGCGTGACGCCAAGATTGATGCGTTATACGTTGAGCTTCGTAATGAACAGTCTGATAAGCTGGCATGGATTCATAAGTGCCACGAGCTGGAACTGCAATTGAAAGATGCCGAACATAACCGTTGTGACAGGCCCGACAGCGAATGCGGCCGTCGTATTCCACCACGCAGGGCTACATTAATTAAAGATAAGGAGGAAAAGAAATGAAGTTTTTTACGATTGCGGAACTCTGCAAGTCAACGACTGCTGACCGCTTGGGTATCAACAACAGATGCAGACAGGAGCATGTGACTGCTCTGACTGCCTTGGTGGATAACGTACTGGACCCGTTACGCACATGGTGGGGAAAGCCTATAACAGTAAACAGTGGTTATCGCTGTCCGGAACTAAATGCAGCCGTCAAGGGAAGCAAGTCTTCGCAGCACATGAAGGGGGAAGCAGCCGACATCGATACAGGAGACCGTCAGCAAAACAAGCTGTTATTTGAGTATATCCGCAGGAACCTGCCCTATGACCAGTTGATTGACGAGTCTAACTTCGCTTGGGTGCACGTCAGTTATCGAGCTGATGGAAATAACAGGATGCAAGTTCTTAAGTTGTAGACTATGTTGGTTAGAGTTATGAACTGGGTAAGTCGGCATATATTGCTGGCTCCTTTCATGTGTCTGTTCCTGCTGTTCGGATCATGTGGCAGCTCGCATAAGGCTGTCAAGTCCGATGTAGAAGTAATCAGCAAAGATAGCACGAGTGAATCGGTCAATATCGTACATGGCTCTGCTACTTCTTTGAGCGAACTTATTACCACTAATGGTAACTATGTGATTGATTTCCAAGTTTATGATACCCGAAAACCGCCCGACAGTCTGACCGGGAAACCTCCGTTACTGGCAGACGGTCATGTGGAAGGTGATTTCAGCAAGAATAAAAAGAAGGAAACTGCAACCAAAGACTGTACGGAGGTGAAAGTTGACAAGGAAGCCACTTCCACCAAACATGAAGAAACCAAGACTGAAGGGGTAAAAGAGAAAAAAGAATCCACGCTGCCTGAACAAATCGGTTTTGCCTGTGTTTGTGCAACAGTTTTGCTTGTCGTTGTGCTGATAGTACGAAAACATTGGCGCAACAGACAATCTTCATCATAAGACTTTAAATTTATAAATTGAAATACCTCGGCTCGTGATGAGTCGGGGTTATTTTTTTATTATCTTTGTCGGAACTAACATCAACTTATGTATTATGGCTGAAAAAAAAGAATCTTATTCCGAAGAGGAATTGAATGAAATGATCGTATGGTTCAATAACCATGCCAATGAACTTCCAAAAGAAATGCAGATTAACAAAGCGGCTTTTACTCCGGATTTGAAACTTACTGTTGAAAGTTGTATCATGCAGGCTAAGCAATGTCTGGGTAACTATAAGATGGCCGGAGCTTTCCGGATGCTCCAACAAATCAGAGAGAACCTTGAAAAGGCGGCCCAATAAGCCGCCTTTTCAATATCCTTTTGGAAACTTTCTTTACTTTACTTCAAAACACACCGATACTTCACTAAGTTTGCCCTTATGTAGTTGATAAACATAACATTCTACCATGTCCCCTTTAAACTCTTGAAGTTTACTGTTTAAATACTCCTTTATTTCATTTTTACAGTTAAAATACATATTCCATTCTTTTAAAATTGGTTCATCTGGACCACTCCATACTTCTAACGTACATGGACAATTCTTTATAATTCTACTCATTATGAAATTGTTTATATAGATGCGACATTGCTTCTACATAATATAACCTCAAAGGTGTCATACAATTTATAGACATTATACTAAACAATAAACAAAGATTTCCGATATAAAAAAAGTGAGGGGAACCACCCCCTCACCAAAGTCAAACCAAGCACTAAGAATTATGTTCTACATACTTGTGACTGCAAAGATATGAATTTTCCCGGCATTATCCAATAAAAAGAAATCCCCATGGCAGCTCAACCATGGGGATCAGGTGTCATAAGAAACAGCCATTAACCAGTAATGGACAGTGAGCCTATTTTTTCTCCTATTTCTTTCAGTGCACGGTTGAAGATACCTATTTCCTCATGATTCAGCGTATAGACCTTTCCTCGCACCTTATATCCATTTATGCGCTGATACAGCCAAGATGCACTCTTTCCAAAGTAGTTTCTAGCAATATAAGCCAAAGGCAATATCTCAACAGCCTCTTTTAGCTGTTCCCTGATTCTTAATTCCCGTTCTATGACATCCATACTGTTACTGATATCCTCCAGTCCCTGCATCATAAAGTTACTGAAGATGGTTTTCTCTTCATCCGTCAACTTCATTGCCTTTATTTCCGCAGACAAGGAATCAAATCTGGCCTTGCTTTCTTCGTCCGTTTTCCCTATATAGGTTTTCAGTTCTGCTAATTTTTCCTGTAAATTATCCATATCGTATAGTTTCAAAACCCCTCCCAAGAGGGGCTTTTTGTTAATCTTTCATCTTCAATAGATTGCCCAGCCTATCGAGCAAAATGTTCATCTGTCGTTCATACTCTTCAGAAGTTGGAGCAATCACCGTTTTCAAACTTTCATAATCTGAAATCATTTTTTTAACTTTCTCAATTTCCTGCTTTAGCTCTTCATCTGTCATTGATTTGTGTTTAATGGTTAATACTCTGTTTCTTTATGACGATACAAATTTACATAATAAAAATATTATGTGCAAACTTTTAAAGAAATTATTCTGCCTTTTATCATATTTATTTCAGATTGTCCAAAATCATCCTGATAGCTTTGTCCGCGTGTACTTTCATTATAGACACATAATTGAATATCGGGCGGTCTTCCTTCATGCTTTGCCCTATGCAATACTCCAATGTGCTCAAGGGGATTCCCAAGTCGAAGCCGTGCTGGACAAAACTTTTCCTTGCAGAGTACAATGTAAAATCATGCCTTATACCTACTTCAAGAGCCAGGTTCTTCATTTTCCTTGTCAGAGTATTATAACAGCTCACATAAGTTCTGTATTTGCCGAAAACAAGTTTCCCAGTCTTTTTATCCATATACTTCATGATAAGAGGCATAGCTTCATCGGGAATTGTGAAACACACCATGGAATTTCCCTCTTTGGTGTTTCTGGTCTTTCTCCTTATATAGTTCACCTCGTCAGTATTCTTGAAATTATAATCCAGCATGTCAACCAGATTCATACCCGCAAGATAGTATGTCAGCATGAAGATATCACGCACTATCATCATGTTATGTTTCTTCACATCAAGATCTCGTAACCTTTTCAACTGCTCCACGGTGATGAAGGTTTCACGTTTTCTGGATGACGGTACTTTTGCGGTGACGAACGGATCAACCTTGAAATTGACATATTGCATCTTCTTCGCATAATTGATGAGTACCTTAAGCAAAGTGATATAGATGTTGATTGTCGTATTTGACAGACGTTGTTTTTTGAGAGCGTTTATATAACCATTAATTCGGATTGGAGTGATATGCTCCATAGGCGCCCCGGTTCCTGTGAACTGGATGAACTTGTTCGCTGCCAGCCTGTAGAGTTTATATGTCTTGCCTCTGTCCTCTTCATCTATCTGTGAAAGGTATTCATCCACCACCTCTTCAAATGTATGGCATTTGTCCCTGCCATTGTCTGTGATGAGCCTGACAAGCTGGGAACATGTCAGGCAATTGGAGAATTCCAGTTCCATATACCTCTCAAAATATTTATCACATATTTTTTTAAGCCGGAGATTCAGGATATCCTTGTCTGGGCGTTTCACTACCCTACCCTCTTTAAATTCACTAATCGAATCAATGATTATATCAGTGGGGATATATCTGGTTTGTCCATTGTGGGAAACCATCACTCTCACCTTATGTTTTCCTCCTGTTAATACTTTTGCAGGAACGATTACCAATGAAAAATTTGCCATAACTAGTCTTTTTTAGTAATAAAGTCGGAAATCTTGGACAAGAAAACGGAAACAAAAACGCGTTTTCGACAAGAATCCGACAAGAAAATCGTCGCATTTTTGACATTTATTTACTATAAATATTGATACTAAAAAGTGGCTTAATAGTTTGATTCCATATCATAAAATCCTGAAAATCAATATAAAAACATCGGGAGCTCGTGCACTCTTGCAGGCTCCCGATTTACAACACAAAAACTAAACTAGACTTAACTAAACTATTCTATTAAGAAGTTTCACAACTTCCCTTGTCTATGCTGC